CCTGTCCAATCTGTGCAGTTGCCTAATTGCATAGAATAGAACTCATCCATTCCTTTCCATCCTAAATACTTTCCTTTGTTGTTGTAATTATCTCTATGCTTGTATATCTTGTTTAAAATATCTTTTGCTTCTGTTACCTTATAACCTTTCATTGCCACGGTGCTTTAAATCCATTACTACTTTCTACTTCTTTTTTTGTTTGTTCTTTCTTCAACCAATTTTTAGCAGTTAAATATAAGCTTTTATAATTCGTGTTTTTCTTGAAGTTTTGGATCGCATCGCATACACCATCAATTTGTTGTTTAGTATAATCTTTTTCTAATTTGTTAAATTCATCTAAAGACATAGACAAATGTGCGAAGCACCTATATATATCTTTATCATTTACATTATCATTAACATTAACATTTACGGCTATGTTTGCCATTTTCTTTTTAGCACTTTTAACAGGTGCTATATTCTGCCATCTTTTATTAGCACCTTTCTTTCCTGCTTCTCGTTTCTTTTCTCTTATCTGTTCGTATTTTTGTAGATCACGTTTTAAGTTTTGTTTGATCGGCTCAAAACATAAATCTGTTATAATGTCTTCGGTTTCTGGATTCAAGTCGTTGACGTACTCTAAAACGTGTTTAAATAGCTTTCCTGCCTGTTCATCATTTAACTTCTTGACCGTATGCAATAAGTCGCAATAAAGTAAAAAGCTTTTTTTATTTTCTGCCATAAATTATTGGTTAAAAAAAAAGTATAACGCTTTCAGTGGGTAGGAACACTTACTTACGCTATACTCTAAATATTTTGATTGTCCTACCAACTCCACAAATATAACTAAAAAGTTAAAAATTTAATTAATTCTTCTTCATTAATTTCTTCTCTATTTAAAAATACTTTTCCATTTTCAAAATTAAATTTTTCAAATTGTATTAAATGTAAACCTTTATAAGTCCATTCTTCATCTATTCCTTTTTTTATCCATTTATCTAATTTTGTTAATATTAAATGCTGATCTGATTTAACTTCTGTATTGTAGCTTTTTAATTCTATAAACATTATTTGCTTTAATTTTTTATGCCATAAAACAAAATCTATATCGTAACATCTGTATCCTGTATAACTATCTGGTAATTTTTCTCTTATCCATTCACTAAAAAATAAATCGTGTTCTCTATTTCCTGTTTGTTCTTGCCTTGTCATAATAAAGATTTTGCTATGTTATAAGTTTGTTCGTTTATTTCAGCAGCTAAAACTTTTCTTTTCTTTTCTTTGGCTGCTATTATAGTTGTACCACTTCCAGCAAACGGCTCTAAAATTGTATCCATTGGTTTAGTAAACATTTCAATTAAATAAGCTACGCCACTTTTACTTTGTTGCCAGTCGTGTCCGTTTTTTTCTCTTTGTTCTGAAATAAAATAATCTTGAAAAGTATTTTCTATTTTTTTCTTGCCATTTTGAAATATTAGTACAGGTTTCCATCTACACATTAAATTTATTCCATTGACTATTTGCGTTTGTCCCTCGTGATAAACGGCAAACGTCCAATAATAATCTAAATTTTCACTCATTCTTTTCATTACTTCTGGCAAATACATTTGTCCACTATATGCAATACAAAAACCATTTGGTTTTAATACACGTTTTGCAAACCTTGAAAGTTTAGTCCATACTTCTATAAATTCATAAGGATAAGGTGGATCTGTAATTATACAATCTATACTTCCATCTGGCAAGTCTGCAAAAACTTCTTGAAAATCTCCAAGTCTAAAGTCTATTTCTATTTCTTTTTTTGCGCCTTTTTCTGCTAACCTTTTACGTTCTGCTATTTTTTCTTCTTTCTTTTCTTCTTTCTTTATTTCTTTGTAAGCTGCGTTTATACTTACTTCTCCAGTTGCAAGTTTTGCTTTTACTTCTTCTGGTGCTTTCTCTTGTATTTTTTTTACTTTAGAAATAGTGTCTTTACCTACATTGGCAACATTTGACAACTTTTCAATAGTTTTACCCTGTTCTGATTTCGGAACAGGCTTAGCTTGTATCATTCTTTCCTTTGCTTTTTTGCTAAAAACTTCTTCAAGTTCTAAAGCCAAAACACTTCTTTGATAGTTGCTTAAATTACGTCTTCCAAATTGATTTAATATCATCCATTCTTTTACACTTTCTTCACTTGCAAAATGTTTGCTTGTAGTTCTATACTCTACATCAAATCGTTGTGCTATACTATAACGATTATGTCCATCTATTATAAATCCATTCCAAGTTATTATAGGCTCTCGTATTCCCTCTTCTAATATGTTTGCTTCAAGCTGCGCATATTCTTCAGCACTTAATGCTGGTATTAAATTCTTAAATTCTTCTTTTACTTGTATCATATCAATTCTTTATAAAGTTGTTTTTCTGTTCTTCCTTTTATTATTTGTAAATCTCTAATTGTTGTAGCTTTTAGAATATCCGTTTTTAAATCGTACTTTGTATCATTGATTTTAAACTTGCCATCGTATTCTGCAATATCCAAAAACATTAACGGATCTTTTGCTTTCTTTAAATTCTTAAAAGTTTTAATTCCGTGTACTATTGTTGCGTGATTTAATCCGAATAAATCGCCAATACTTTGATAAGTATATCCAGCAGTTCTTAAAACGTTAAAAAAGTATATTCTTTTGTGTACATATTTTCTTTGTCTACAACGTTTTTTTAATTCGTCTTTTTCTATGTAGTGCAGTACACTACTCATCAATTCTTCCATATATCCAATTTATAATAAGACAATAAAGATATTCAATTATTTTCTTCATACCTTTTCAATACTAATTATTAACTTTTTCCATAAGCCACAAAGCTTGATAGCTTCCTGTCTGTCTTCTGCTTTTACATACTTTACTGCTTGGCAACATTCTGCGTCAGTATTAGCACCTTTATAGTATTTGTATAGTATTTTATAAGTGTTCATTTTTTCGTCTTTTGCTATTAAATAATTGCAGTATAATTCTTCGTTAAAATTACTCCACCAGTCTATTTTTAATTGTTCCATTTGTTTAGTATTTCTTCAAGTTCTTCGCACAAATCTTCTTCGTTATAATAGTTCACACCATCACATCTTAACGTTTCTTTCTGTACTCTATAATATGTTTCTTCTACTTGTGCGTATGATAGCTTGTCGTTAAAGCTATTGTAGCTATCAAGTTCTTCTATTATTCGTGTTTCTATAAAAAGTTCCACTTGATATGGTGTTTCGCCTATGTAAAATATTGCACCATCTTGATCGTAATATTCTATTTCTATTTCGTAACTCATACTAATAAATTTACTGCTAAATAATAAAACGTAAAGGCAACTGCCATAAACACGAATCCAAATAATAATTCTTTTTTTGCTTCTTTCTCTTTCATAATCTATTTATTTAAGTGTAATTGCTAATTTTCTAAACCTATCATTTAACCTATCAATACATCTTGTGTAGATGTCTATGTCGTGGTCGTTAATTTTTCTAATTGATTGAAGCTGCAAACCAGCACCAAACTCATTACTCCATTCTCTTTCGTCAATACGATTTTTGTAATACTTAATGTATTCATCAATCGTAGTAAGTGTTTCTAATTTTTCTATTCTTTCCATAACTTTAATTAAATTGTATACACAAATATATACATTATTAACAATATATAACGACTTATTAACAAAAAAAGTTACAATTATTTTTTAGTTGTTTAAAAATCAATAAGTTACAAAGGTGTTGTTTAGAAAATTCTGTGCGAATCTATGTATTTGATGGTTTCATCTACATCTTTTGTTTTATTTCTTACTATTTTGATAGTAAGCATACGGCCACCAATTGGCTTAATAGGTGCGCCACGTTCTACGTGCCAACCTTTTGATCCATCTCCGTACTCTTCTTTATAGCAGCCTGTAATCATTAAGTGTATAGGCTTGTGATTTATACTATAACCTTTCTTTGAGTTACTTTCCAAAGCATCTCTAACGTCATTTCGTGCTGCATTTTCGTGTATATGGCCCATTGTGTAAACGTCACAACCCTCGTACAATTCTAATGCCCTTGTAAGATTTAAAGCACCTTTTGTAACAACTCCACCACCACCAGATCCGTGAAAATATTTAATTTTTGTAGTTGCTATTCTTGAATGATTATTCATTTTAATAATAACCCAACCACCATAACCACCAACTTGCACGTTAGAATGGCATTTTAAGTTAAGTAAGTCTACAAATCTTTGAAGTATGTCAGTTTCTTGCCACTTAATTATTCCTGTTTCGTGGTTTCCATATCCAATAACCGTAAGAATATCTGCATAAGGTGTAAACCATTCAACTGCCGTTTCAACAACTGAATCTAAATATCTTGCGTTGTTGTGTTCTGGTCTGATATCTGATTTATTACGCCTGTTATCGCCACGTCCTTGCATCAAGCAGAACATATCTCCATTAATCATTACAGGAATATTCTCTTCTTTACAATAGTCTAAATGTTTTTTAAGTAGGTCTTGATCACATTTTGGATTGTCCCAGTGTAAATCGCTTAACATAGCTATTTCTGCATATTTACCCTCTAATTGTATTTCGTGTACGTTCTTACCGTGTCTGATTACTTTCATATTATCTTACTTATTAGCTTATTTAAAACAAACATAACTGCACCAAACACTAAAGCAAATATTAACATCCACCAATAGTTTGGTTTCTTATTGGCTTTGGCTTCTGCTTTTGCCCTTTGCACTTCTACTCTTGTAATCATTCTTAAAGTGTCACGTTTTAGCTTGTATTCTATTCGTGTTTCTAACCTTGTTTGTGGCACATATACGGTCTTGTATTCTATAATAGTATCTTTAGAACTATAAAAGTGTTCGTATACTATTGTATCGTGTTTTATTACAGGAATAGAATCTATTGTGCTAATTCTTATCGTGTCGCTTGTTTGCGTGACTTGTAAGCCACGTTTAAGTGCTTTGTTATAGTGATACTTCGCAGAACACGAAAACAACGTTAGAACGCAAATTAAATATATTACTTTCATTTTTCTAATTCTTTAATCATTTCAAAGTGAATCTTGGCTATCCTATTTCTTCCATCATTACTCATCAATAGTCTACATTCAGCTTCGTTAGTCATAAAGAAGTTTTCTGATAATATCGCAGGCATAGCAGTATTTTTAAGAACATAGAAGTTTGCTTCTTTGTCTGCGTCGCCATCTCTTGTATCTTTTCGCATTGTGTGAGTAGGAAATTCTGCCTGTGCTTTGTTGAACAACACTTCTGCGATCTCATCGCTTTTTGTTTCTCCTATACTTGTGTAAACTTCCCATCCGTGTGCTGCTTCGTCACTAAAGCCGTTTGCGTGAATAGAAATATAGATACAAGGTTTATCCGTGTTTCTGTAAATTTCGTTTGCTTGTGATGTTCTGGTGCTTAAAGGAATATCTACATTTGTATCTACTAAATTAATGCAGTCAATATTTGCATCTTCGCAAAGCTTCATTAATCTGTCTACAATACTTCTGTTGAATTCGCCCTCAAAAAGTTGTGTGCCATCTGGCCAAATAGGACTTCGTTTTCCTGCCGTTTGATAAACACCATCTATAATACCACCGTGTCCGTTATCAAATATGTATAAGTTTTTACTATCCAATTTAATTGGTTGTCTGCAACATTTACAAATCTTCATTTTTTTTGATGTTTTTAAAATCGCTTGTTACTTCCTTTGCTCTTGCAAATAAGTTTTTTAATGATGCCCACAAATCAATGCCTTTTACTGCCTTGTAGTTTTCATTGATAGAAATAACTTCAATAGAAACAAGAACTAAAGCCAAGATTTTAGTAGTAAGTAATTCGATACTAAAAAACGAAATAACAATATCGTTTAATAGAAATTTATCCATAGCATAAAACAACATAACGGTTGCTTCATAAAGTAAAATCTTTGATATGATTGCAGATAGTCTTCTGCTTGTAATTGGTTGTTTAAGTTTCTTTGCTTTCCAGATACCTGTAATTGTATCTAAAATAACAGAAGCTGCAATAAGAATAAGAATACCAACAATAGGTAAAAAAAACGAAAGAATAATAGCCATCAGTTTAGTTGAGTAAAGTTTAATTTTAGTTGTCAGTACATAGAGTTGTGTTTTCATCTTAAAGTTGTTCCGTTATAAGCCAAATAATTTTAAATAATAGAAATACACCAAACGCCTGTACGTGTAATTCTGTACTTGTAAACATACAAGAAAAGGCACAGAAGCATCCAGCAAGAAAATATAATACTGCAAGTACGTTTTGATGGTTTCTAATATCCATTACTCAACAGGTATTTCTTCACTCCATTCTGGCGTTTGCATAAGTGCCAAAGCCTCTTCGTGTGTTAAAGTTTGTAAAGGAACTATTGTTCCATCTTCTATAAATGTTGGTGTGTGATGCCATTTTAAAACAAATTCAGTTAAAGCTAAATTTATTCTAATCGTATCAATACTTGTTTCTCCAACTTGTGAATAGTCTACTGCGTTTGCTGCTGCTATGTCTATTATTCCGTAATGTTCAAATCCGTGCATTTTATTTTATTTTAATTCGTTTTTATGTAGGTACATCTGTGCTTCGTACTACCGTGTTATCTAATACTCCATCATTTCCACCTGTTCCACTATCTATAGCAGTTGTTCCTGTTCCCTCAAAACGCCACCAAGAAACAGGCGATAGACTACTAATGTCATTAGGAACTCCATTGTTGTATATAGTTTCTATGTCAGTTGAACTTAAGGCACTACTGAAATAGGAAACCTCGTCTACTAATCCATCAAAATAATTTTGGTCTAAATCAGATGTAAAAATTCTGCCTATGTTTATAGTGTCAAAACTTGCCATATCGTTTAACCATTTTTGGTCATTAGTAGACACCAAAAAAGTCTGTGCTACTGCCACTCCATCAACATATAATTGTGGACTTACTCCATTTTGTACTATTGCTAAATGCGTCCAAGCTCCAACGCTAAAAGGATTTACATTAGCATAAACAATAAATCCTGATGATGAGTTAGACGTTGTACGCATATCAATAGTAAAACCAAGTGATGAACTTAAGTTTAAAATTAAATATTGCCTTGTTTGTGTGGATGCACTAAAATTTAATATTGTTTGATTACTTGAAATATCATTAGGGTTTACCCATACAGAAATTGTTCCCTCATTATCTGCACTAATAGAACTTGCAGCACTGTTACAATCAACATAGGCATCCATTCCATCAAGCTCTATACTTTGAGTATTGCTAAAACTTGGCGTTGCACCTGTTCCTGTTAAGTTGGTTTCTGGACTCAAACTATTTGCGCAAACTTCGCCAAAATCTATAGTATTATTTGTTGCTGATTTTCCGAATCCATTCGTGTTTTCAACTGCTGCCTGTCCCCAATATATCGTATTTGCCATT